ACTGCCAGGTACTCGGTCACTGGCGGGTCTGACAGTCCGCCGTAGTACGTCACGCTCAACATCTCCCGGCCACTGGCTCGGCTTATATGCTTTCGCCATGTCCAGCTATTGACTTCCAAGTCAGTACCGTCCTGCCCCATAATGTCGTTATGGTGCAGGCGCAGCGCGGGGCGCTCGGGTTCGGGGAATGCCTCACCACAAGCCGGGCAGACCCTCACGCTCAAGGCGCATATCTCTTGGCAGTGATCGCAGACCTTCACCGGCGCTTCGCCCTGCTTATCGCCCTTCTTTGGTGGTGGCCTCACGGCTGTTATTGGCCCATGCTGCTCGACCACTCCAGCAAAGTCCAGCACTAGGCAGTCAGTTTTACCCTCGGCGATCCGCAGGCCACGCCCTGCCATCTGGACGTACAGGCCAGGACTCATGGTTGGGCGCAGCATAGCCACCAGATCGATCCCAGGTGCGTCGAAGCCGGTGGTCAGTACATTGGCATTAGTTAACGCTCGGATACGCCCTGCCTTGAAGTCGGCCAGGATTCGGTCACGCTCGGCGCTCGGTGTCTCTCCAGTAACGCATTCGGTGGTGATGCCTTGCGCCTGCAATGCGGTGGCAATGTGCTGGGCATGGGCAACCCCGGCGCAAAACACCAGCCAGGACTTGCGGGTATGCCCCAGGCGCACTATCTCAGCGGCCACCAGCCGGTTTTTGTCGGTGGTGTCTACCGCAGCTTGCAGTTCGCTTTCAATGTACTCTCCGCCACGTTTGTGAACCCCGTCCACCTCCAGCTTGGTGCGGGTCAGTTTGGAGCGTAGGGTTGACAGGTAGCCCTTGTGAATCAATTCCTCAATGCTGACCGGCTCAATCAAGGCGTCGAATATGGCAGGCTTGTCAGTGATGTAGCCGTGGCCCAGGCGGTATGGGCTGGCGGTCAGTCCCACGATCCGCAGATTCGGATTGATGGCGCTCAATTCGGCCAGCAGGCTTCGATAGCCGCCCTCATCCTTGTGGCTCACTAGGTGAGCTTCATCAATGATAACCAGGTCAACGTGGCCTATTTCCTTGGCCTTGGTTCTGACGGACTGGATGCCTGCAAAGGTTATCGGTTCGCCAAGTTCCTTTTGGCGCAACCCGGCGCTGTAGATGCCCATCGGTGCGTTCGGCCAGTGTTGGCGCATCTTGTCGGCGTTCTGGCTGATCAGTTCTCGGACATGGGTAAGCATCAAAATGCGTGTCTCAGGCCAAGATTGCAGCGCGTCCTTGCACAGTGCCGCAATGATGTGGCTTTTGCCGCTACCCGTAGGCAGCACCAAACAAGGGTTGCCGGTGTTGCCTGCTTCGAACCAGGCGTAGAGTTGGTCTATGGTGCGTTGTTGGTAGTCACGGAGCATGATTTAAATAAATAAAAGTTGTTGGGTTTTTACTGCGCTACCAGCGTCATAACGTATGCTCTCGCCTTTTGGGTAAGGCTGTTGCGGGTATTTAATTGCATTTACAAGTGTTTTGTTTTTTCCAGTGACATAGATGTATCTATGTTTTCGTGATCTATCCAAGAGGTAAAAGTCATCACCAAACTTTTCGCGCATAAATTTAACCCTTGATCCATCCATGTTTTTGCTCATGTCAACAATAGTTTGACTATGCAAATGCTCCATGCCTTTGATCTTCCAATCCGTTCTTTTGGCGCTCAGTCCTGTGTAAATAAAATTACAGGCTTGATAGACATAGCCAACATGGTTCTGAGCCGTGTCAGCGTAACTAACAACAATTGATGGCTTTGGTAACAAGCGCAAACTACGACCAACCAAAAAACTGGCTGAATTTTTGTTGTTACTTTCAATGCAAAGCCTGTTCAATTCCAATACAAACTTAGCGTTTTCTGCACCAGCAATACCTTCTCTCAATGTTGCTGAAGAAGGCACTCCATAAGTACAAACACCAACCAAAACACTTTCTTCATACAAACCAAAAGCAAAACTAATTGGTGGGAATCGTTTGGCGTAATGCTTTTCAAGCAACCAAGGCTCTGCTTCATAAGATTGAATTGAAAGAACTTTCACCCCACTACCCTTCCATCCCATTCCTTCCGCAACGCCATGACCATCGGGTCAGCAGCCACGCAGGCGGCAGTGTTAGCCAACAGTTCCTTGCTGCCATAGACCCCCTCACCCGGTTCGCCATTGGCAATGCCCTGCCCGTCGATCTCATAAATAGCAACCCAATCAAGACCCTCAATGCGCTTCCACGGCACCAGATCAGGATGGATAACGTGACTCTCACAGCCTTCATGCTGGGCGTCAGTTGGCACGATGGCGTCCCACTTTGCGCAATGCCAAGTGCTGTCAGACAATGGCGTAATGTGGGCGCAGGTTCGGCAATTTACTTGCTTGGTTGTCTTGCTACCGTGGCAAAAGTCATGGCCGGGGCATATCTTGCACTCAAACCATGTTGGGTCGGTGCTTATCGGTGGTGGCAGGCGGTCGGTCAGCGCCAACCGTTGGCCTTTGTCGATTGCCTTCACCGCATGGTCGCGGTCATACTCCAGCCGCTCGGTGTAGATGCGGTCATCGTCTTTGCAGATTGCCACATACAAAGCGCGTTTCAACTCAGTGCCGTGCATATACACTTGGCATTGGGTGTAATGCTGGGGCTTACTCTTTGCCACGCCGTTCTTTTCCAAGTCGTTGAATGACTTTAGAGAATGGGTCTTAAACTCCAGTACGTGTTCAGTCTTTGGCGCACCGGGTACGCCTTTGCCAATGCCGTCTAGGCTCCCGCTAACGTGACTGCCAAAGTCAACCCGACGTTGGGTTCCGGTCACGCTCATGCCGATAGCGCGTAGGTCGCTGATGATGGTGGCCTCCTCATTAAAGCCACGCCTAAACAGTCGCAGGATGCGGCCTTGGAACTTCTCCACCACTGCCCAGCGAAACGACAGCCAAAGCCAGCGTTCACAATGATGGCCTAGCGTACTACACCCCATGTGAGCGCGGGGCTTCTCGGCTCTTGATTGATGGGCGGAGTCAATCAATGAAGTTATGGTAATCTCTGGCTCTGGTATTTGCACGGTGTTTTCTCCTGTTAGTTGTTGCTCATGTTGACCCCGCCGTTAAAAGCGGGGTCTTTTTTTGCTTATTTTTTAGCCCAAGGCGGCGCAGACTTGGCCGGTGCAGCTTGCATTACCGTCGCGTTTTTTTCTCCTAATGGAATGTGAGCTGCAAAGGAAGACGGCCCAATAGGCTTGAACGGCGCAACCGCAGCCGGTGTCACCCCGCCTAAAGCGCGGTAGCCTTTGATCTCATTCCCGGCGTACTCACCAGTCTTGACCACCAGCTTGATGCCCAGGTTTCCGCCAATCAGTTGGTCGGTGTCGGTCACTTTGGAAAGGCCAATGGCTCGCATGATCTCGCCCAACTGCTGGCGTCCGATCTCTTCCGCCTTAGTGCTGGCGTTCTTGATGTTGAGATTGCCAAAGATAACCCGGCCTTGATGCGACGGGCCGGTGATGGTGTACTTGACAGCAATGTACTTGCCGTCACCTGCCTTCGTGGCTTTGATCTCAGCGCCTGTGATAGTCGCGTTGTACCAGCCCTCGGGCAGTGGTTCAAAGTTTCCGGTGTTGCCTTTTGGCAGGGTGTCGATGGTAAATTCTTCGTCGAGGAAAGCCATGATTTATTCCTTTGTGATAGTGAAAGTGGGGCGTCCAGGGGTGGACGTGATAGCACCAAGCAAAGGCCCGGTCACAGCGTCAGCAGCCGCGCTCCAAGCCTTTGCATTGATCTCGGGTTTCCAGCGAAAGAGGCTGGACAAGTGTTCGGACAGACCAGCCTCTGCGGCCAGCATCTGGAGTTTGTCGGCGTCGATCTTCTTATTGATGCGGCCCTCGGTCTTGATGACGTAACCGTCAATGGCGTGTTTGATAGTGCCGTCAAGGTCTTTAGGGATGGCGAACGTCTCAACCATCAGGTCTTCCAGTTCCCGGCGCTCTGCCACCGCAATGCCTTCGGCTTTCTTGGCGTCAAGCCAGCGTTGGTATAAGGTGTTCATTGGGTGTACTCCAGTGCTTGCAGTTTGCTGATCTTTTCGTTGATTTGGTAGATTGACTTTGCAAAATCATCTTGCGCTTTTTGTTTGAGAGCCTGCAAGGCTGCGATCTTTTGGGCGGTAGGATCGTA